TCTGTAGTAGCGGTTAGCGTTGGTCTGGAGGCGACCATAACCTTGGTTAAGACCTTCAGCGAATGGGTTTGCGACCATGCCGTAGCGGGTCTTAAATCCAATCTTAGGCTGGAAGGAGTTCTCGCCAACTGCACGAACCATCTGAAGTGGAACGTATGGGCAATAGAACAGACCTGCGTCATAAGGTGAAGTACCCTTATAACCAACAACATAGTACTGGTTGCCATTGCCACCTACGTTAGCAGAATATGGGTCAATGTAAACTCTGTACTTACCGTTGAGTGTACCAGCAAAAGTGTTACCGGTGTCATCAACGTTCAGGTTAGCGTTGAGTGCAGGGGTGTAATCGAGTACACCAGCCATGGTCAGTGCGGACGCAACGTCAGCAGAGCACATGATGATGTTACCCTTTCCTCTACGAGTTCTTTGTGCGATTGCGTTAGCATCACGCTCGATTTGGAAGATAAGACCCTTGAACTTCTCAACAGACCAACGACCATTGGAGTCGATGTCCAGGTCAAACTGACCAGCAGTTGCGGTGTTGTCAACAGCACCTTGCTCAGCAACCTTGTAGATAGTTCTGATAACTTCGCGGTTGATTTCTGCGAGGATCTCAGTAGAAAGGATGTTAGCAAGTTCTGCTTCAGCATTCAGACCGTGAATTGCCTTCAGGTCTTGTGCCAGTTCCAAGGAGTACTCAGCCTTGAGTGCTCTTGACTTTGCAGTAACGGTGACTTTCTCGATCGAGAATGCCATCTCGTTGAATGCATCGCTACCAGTTCCGCCGAGGTTCTCAGCATCGCCAGTAACCATACCCTGACCAACGTTGTATGCTGTTTCGTCAGCAGTTGCGGTTGGGTTCAGGAGGGAAGGATTGCTACCTGTCTGTGAGGTAGTACCCATACCTACGCCACCACCAGTGAAACCTGCAGTCTCATCAAGACCTGCGTCCTGACCGGAGAATGCGGTATCTGCTTCGTTGAAGAATGCTTCGGTGCCGTCTTGTGCGCTGTAGCGGGAACGCATTGCGAAGATGAGTCCGGTAGGACCGTTCATTGGTTGAACGCCTGCCAGGTCATATGCCATCAGGTTAGGCATTGAACGTCTGATCAGGGAGATCAGAACGGGGTCGAAACCAGCGGTAGGACCATTGTTTTGTGCATCAGCACCACCAAAACCACCGGATGCACCAGCAGCGTTTGCGGCGTTGGTTGGGGTTGCTTCCATGAGGTTGCCCATGGAACCACTATCAAAGGCAGATTGCTCTTTGAGGAATCTTTCTTGGTTTTCGAGCAGGACAGCGGTTACTGATCTTCTGTGTGAATCTTTGATTTTATCAAGACCCTGATAGTCCAGAAGAGGTGCCCACTTCTCCTGCAGATGTTCGGAATGGAACATTTGCTTTCTCCTTAAATGTTTAGTTTGTTAATGTTAAATTCAGTTGTTTTTAGCAACAGATGAAAGTGCTTTCAGATATGACGCCATATCAGAAGAATATGTTTGTTCTTGTGGTACGGACTCAACACCTTCGGACAGTGTTTCAGTCTTTGCTAAAGTTGAAGTCGCTGTTCTAGATGTGAAGTATGACTCCTTAAGCGTCTTCAGTTTTTCACGATATGCAGTTTCACTTTCAAACTCAACACTTTCTGCAAGTGAAGCGAGCTTTTCTTTCTGCGTCTCTGCGAGACCTTCAGAAATCTGATCTAAGATGCTATCAGCAACCGACTCTGCGAGGCGCTTGTTGAGGGAGATATTCTTATGGATTTGCTCGTTGAGTTTTGTCTCCATTTCATCAAGTTTTTCTACCATACTGTGGAGTACATCATATTTCTCTTCAGGGATTGTTACATAATGTTCTTCAAAAAGACCCTTCATTCCTGAAAGGAATGATTCAGTCATCTCAGTTTTAATGCCATTTTCAATGGCAAGTTGGTTTTCAGAAACCCACTCTTCTGAGACGTATTCCAGATAGGAATCAACTCTTTCAGTGAGTTCTGCTTTTGCTGCTTCAACTTCTTCTTGAAGTTTCTGAGCATATTGTGCTTCGAGTGCTTCTCTGATTTCAACTACTTTTGTCTTCAGAGCAGCTTCAAAGATTGTCTTTGCTTTCTCTTTGAATTCCTCGGAGAGTTCTTCACCACCAAGAAGAGCATTAACGTCTTCTTCAACGTCAACTTCGTCGCTGACTTCGAGTACTTCCTCGACAGTTTCTTCTTCGACTACTTCATCAGTAATTTCAGGAGACTCTTCGATAACTTCCTCTTCATCTGCCTCAACTTCTTCTTTCTTAGTTGCTGGCATTGGGTCAGCAGATTTTGCTCCCTTGTTTACAACATCCTTAACTTGCTTAAGGCTGCCGCCTGGTTCTTTCAACTTAGCGGAATTATCGTCAGACTTATAGTTCTCAGGGGTAGGACCTCCGAGATCTTCAACAGATGCTAGTTGAGAACCATCGTTTTGCAATTTTGGCATTGGATCACCAGACTTTGCACCAGCATTAACTGCGGTCTTTGACTGGACTCCCCTTGCCGTCTCCATTTCTTGTAAGTTGTCACCAGACATTTGAACTCTCCGATTTACCGTTTTTATACTATATTTATTTATAAATTAAAGATTTGCTAAAAAGTCATTGAATAGTTGAATCTTCTTCTCTTCCAGCATTTTTTGGTTTACTAATGTATCAATTTGCTTTTTCATATATGAAAGATGTTTTTCGCGAAGGATTCCTCCTTCCCAAACCCACTCTTTTCCTTCCATGATACCTTCAACGAAAGCATCAGGAGCAGATGGGTCAGCAACAATGTCAGCAGCAGTTGCTAACATAAAGTCATCAGAAACAATATTTACACCTTCTCTATTTTGTGTAAGTGAACCGATGCCCCTAGAAGAAACACCAAGCTTTACACCTTCAGATAAAAGTGATTCTGCGATCTTACCCATTGGAGTAGAAAGAATCTTTGCTTTTCCAATATAGTTTGAACCGCTTTCTCTCAAAGAAACAATTTTATGTGAAACTCTGTCTAGATTTACCGTTGGACCATCTGGGTGTCCAAGTTCTCCAAGTGCTCTTCCTGAATTAACATAACTTTCATTATATCTTCCCACCTCTCGACGAAGAGTCTCCATAGGATACATCCGACCATTGCGGTTCTTGATGTTTCCCTGAAGGAATACACCTTCAATGTAAAGTGACTTCTTGCCGTTTTTACCTTCGGTAATAAACACTTTTACGTCTTCGATCTCTTCTCGGATTAGTTTCATTTGATTAACCTGTAAAACCTACTTTTGCACCAAGCACAGAAGCGTTTGTTGCATATACACAATGGGAATATTTCTTTTCAAGAATCTCCACTGAGTTTCCGGGCATAGTCATAGATCCAATTTGGGTTCCCCCTTGTGTCTCTACAACTACAACTGAATAAGCAGTAGATGAATTATTTACAAGTCTCACTGAAGCTGCTTCAGAAAAACTTGTTGCTGTTCCAGTTGTTGTTGGAAGTGCAGATTCATCACCCAACAATAAAGTTCTAGACATAGTTCAAAAGTTCTTTTTATTACATATTTATCATTCTTCAGTTTCGGACTCAAGTCCAAACATACTAGATGCAACATTTGGTTTAATTGCTTCAATTTTATCTGCCGATTTTGCATAAAGAATATCTTTAAGAACATCACTAATTTGTGATGGACTTTCATCCGCAGCAATAAGATTCATT